CTTCACTATCAACATATACAATAGAATCATCTTCTCCAAATCTTATAGTAGATAGGTACTCTCCGTCATCTCCTAATCCTACTGGATATGAGTGAACTATAGCATCTTTACCTAAATTTACTTGAGCTGAAATATCATCTTCAGATTCTTTAATTGGCTGCTGCTCACTGTATACCCTTTCTTTTTCAAAGTCAGGAACTTGAGATGCGTCTACTACATAGCCATCTTTAAGCCATACTTGTGTTTGTAAGTTGTAATCAAAAACGCTTGAATCCGAAGCACCATCTTCCGAACCTGATGTAGAGCCATCCGTATCCGAAATTTTTTTTTTACCGTATTTTTGCTTGAAATCGTTTACAAGAAAATTAATATCATCAGAAGACTCGTTATTAGATTCCATTTGAATAACTATACCGTCTAATTTAACTCTGTCTTCCTCGGACAGCATTAAATCTTTAGAATCAACTTTAGCATCTTCAGCGTTTTTAGTAAGAAGATTCATTCTTTCAGTAGACTCAGAAGATAGCTCCCCATTGTTGTAAGCATTCATTAATTCTTCATCGTTGCTAAAGTCTTCTATTTCTGTTTTTTCTTCAGGCACTAATGGAGTATCTATACCGCTTTCTTTTCTAGGGTCTCCCTCTGGAAGTGATTTAATGTACTCATTGTATTCTCTTAATCTTTTTTCTTCTTCAGTCTCTTCCATTAGTAATTGTATTTATTCCTCATGTTTGTCTTTTTGTTTTCTAACTCTTCGTCAGATAAATTAGAGTTTATAGAATCGTGCTCTTTGTTTAGTTTTTCTGCCATATCTACAATAGACTTGAACTGAGCTAATTCTTTGTTTGTAAACATTTGACTCAAAGGTACTAAAATTTCAGTTGTTTTATCCTGCTTTGTTAGTAAATCTTGTAGTTGTGAGAATGAGTCCCTATCCTCTTTAGGTATTTCATTTAAGGTTTTTAAATACTGTTCAGAACTCATAGGAATATTTGACTGAGCCTTAGCCAATGCGTAAGGAATAAACTTAACATTAGGGTCTCCAGACTCTATCTGTTCTTTAGTTGCTACTTGATTTGTAGATATGTCTACTGGCTGTATCCTTACGTTATCAGTAACAACTCTAAAACTTTTGTCTTGAAGTTTTTCAAATCCAGCTACAGCTCTAGGAAATATAACCCCAGGCTTTAAAACTAAAGTTTGTAGAGTTTTAGGATTATTAAGATTAGCCTCAGAATAAGCTAATGTTGTTATAGGTGTTGCTGCTCCTCCATCCACAATAGCAGTATAATTTGATAATTCTCTGAAATCATCTGAAGCTAAAGAACCTGCAAAGTAATCCTTAGATTTGCCTCCCCCAACAAAAGAACTTACTGGTTTAGCTGGTCTATATGACCTTCCTTCAGACCATCTATCGTACAGCTTATCTTCTGCGTAATCAGAAAATGTTTGGCCTCCATATCCAGGAGCATCAGGTTTTCCTGTAATTTCTAGTATTGCGCTTTCAGTAGGGTCTGAATTTCCTTGAATCTCATCAAGATACATTATAGCTATTTCATTAATAGCTCCTACACTATTTTCATTAGAATAACTTCCATCAGTTTTTAATTGTATTAATCCTTTTATTTGTTCTCTAGCTGATAATTCACCCTCTTTATTTATTTTACCAGTTTCAGGATTAAAACCTCCACTTAAAACTTTTACAGAATTGGTTATTCCTCCTAAATAGTCTATTGGTTTTGGAGCTGATATTAATTCAGACTTTTCAAAGTTTAATTCAGGAATCTTACTTACAGGAACCCCATTATATTCAGCTTCATTTTTACCAAAATCAAATCCATTTGGGTCTAAGGAGTCTATGTATTGTCTCCTCTTTTCAAATTCATATACATCTGAGTCTACTGTAGAGCCGTCAGAATTATGAGCTACTATTCTTTTCCCATCCTCATCAATTAGATAACCATCATTATCTAATATATAATCTCCTGATTCTTCATCTTTCATTGGTGATTGCTCTCCAAATAAGTAAAAGTAGTCTTGGCCATCACTTGCATTTGAACTAGCTGAAACAACATCTTCAGGAGTCAACATCTTAGGAACTTTTTTTAAAGAATCTATATCGTACAATAAATTTCCTTTTTCGTCATAAGGATTTTGAACAGAAGTACTTAAAAACTCATAGGCTTGAGCCTCTCCACTAGAAAACTTTCCTAAATCTATTATCTGTCTCTTATAATCCTCTATGGTAGCATTTACCTCAGGCTCATCATATCTGCCAGCCATATCAACCTCATATTGATTGAGCTTCTCAAGGAGATTTTTTCTTATATTCATATAAGGCTTATCAAACTCTCCAGTAACCTTACTTAATTTTGGTTTAGGAGTTTTTCTTGAATTATCCAAACCATCATTAAGATTAGAGTTAGCCTTTTGTTTGTTGACTATTTCAGCAAACTTAGGAGTTTCAGCTGCCTGATAATAAATATACTTTGACATTATTTTTTAAATTTGAATTTAGGTTTATAGGAGCCTCCACTCATATACTTTTTAGCAAGCTCAGAGCTCATCTTTTCTTGAACAGACTCAGGAAGACTTGAAAAGCCTTTCATCTTGCTAGGAATTTTTCCGCTATCTTTATACATAATTCCTTTCTTAGCCATTTGCTCTTCAGCTTCATTTTCCATGTGTTCTAGGTCCTGCTTTTCAAACCTATCAAATAACATAGCCATATGATTCATCAATCCTTTCTCATCACCATCTTTCACTAAGTCTTGCATTTTCTTAGTATCTTCAGGGTTAAATATAGACTCACCTCCAGTAAGCTCTCCTACTTTCTCTCCATCCTGCTCTACATCAGAAACTCCACCCTTATCCATAATATCTATAGGATTTTTATCGTGGTCAAATTTACCTCTACTAACTTGAGGCTTTCCTTTTTCAGGAGTTATCATTCCTTCTTTAGCAACAGCAAGTGATGCTCCACCAGTAGCCGCAGCCTTTACAGCCTCTTTACCTACCTCATATGCGTCTTCACCAGCAGAAACAAAAGCTTGTTGTTTAGCCATTCTAGCTGCTAATGCTGAATCCTTAGATTCTTTTAAAGATGTTTGCATTCCTTTTAGTTCTTCCGTAGCTAATCCTCTTCTAACCACATCTTGAGAGCCTTCTTCAGAAGCTTTAGCTTGTTGAGCTGAAGTCAAAGCAGCTTGAGATTTATCCATAGCAGCCAAGTCAGCTGATTGTCCAGAAGCTAGTATAGCAGAAAGGCCAGCCATTGCTGATTTAGCTCCACCTTTTTGAGCAGCACCCATTGCTGTAGCTTCAGTGGTTTTTTGAGCCTCTTGTTTAGCCTCAACTAAACTTTGTGATATTGGCTCGTCAACCATCTTTTGAAGAGTGGTAGAACCTTTCATTTGAAGTGAGCTCTTATCGAAAGCATCTATATCAGACTGAGTTTGAGCAGCCTTTTGTTCAAATTCTTTTTGAAGTTTACCAGCCTGTATACCTCTTACAACATTACCTCCGATACTGTACTTAATCTTTGGTCTGTATTTCTTTTTAGATTTCTTGTTAGATTTTTTCATTTCTAAATTTTTACAAATATAATAAATTATTCTTCACTAAGCTCGCTTTTAGAGTTGTTAGAATTAACACTATATATCTCTATTGGCTTCTTAGTCCTCTTAGTTAAAGTAACATTCATAAAGTTACCTTTCATTCTATCCCCTTCAGCTTCTCCTGACTTAATAACATAGGCAAAACTGCTTGTTAATGCTGAGTTTGCATTTGATGTCAACGTATATGTGGTAGCTCCTATTGATTGTATAGTTCCAATTAGAGTGTGACCACCTTCTTGACTAAAATATATATTATCTCCTACATTAACTCCATTATTTGGAGTATCCGCTAAAGTAACAGTAGTTGAATCTACAGCTGTAGTTATGTTTCCTAGTCCAAAAAACTCACTATTACCAGGTTCTCCATCAATATCTCCAGTAGCAAAAGGAATGTCAGAATACAATAATCCTTCTTTTCTATTGTATGTGGTTTTATCTATACTAGTAGAAGATAGATTTGTATCTAATGTCGTGTCGTATGATGTCTTAGTTCCAGAGTTAACTCCATCAGCAGTAGTATCTTCAGCAAAAGTACCATCCACAGTTAGAGATTGATATGTTTTTACTTTATTAGGTAATCCATTAAAAGGAAACTTTAATTTAGTTTCAAAAGTTTCACCATAAAATGTAGAGTGGTCTGAGCTTGAGTCATGATGCCATAACTCACCATCTTTAAAAGAGAAAAATCTTCTATTTATCTTACCATACATCTCTGGCTCATAACTATGAAAAGAAGTCCACCTTTGATTTACTTCTGACCACACTATAGTATCATAAGGAGCGGTAATAGTGTAGACAGGTCCTTGCTCTTCAGGTTTTTTCATTTTTGCTTCCCATTTAACATTGTCATTGTCATATCTATTATTATCTGTATAAACTCTAGGAAATGTAATAACATATTCATTGTGCTTAGGATTATAAGCTCCTAATATTCTAAAGGAATAGTTTACTAAATTAAATTGCTCTGGTATTTTGTGACTTAATGGCTCATCATACCAGTTACTAATATTATACGTAAATCCTGCTGTAGGATTTGCCTCTCTATACAACTCCGATTTATCTCTAAAATAGTCTAACATGTTAACTTTAGATATAGGTTTAAGCTCATTACCTTTTAATCTTAAAACAGCACCTTTCTTTATGTCTACCCAGTATAATATATTCCCATTAAAATCAAAAGACTCAGGATTTTTACTTATACCGTAGTGCTCTGAAAAAGCTATAGAATTTCCTAGTACATTAGAAGATAATCCTACATTTGCGCTACCATCAGCATTAGTTATAATATCTTTATTTATAGAAACCTTATAAGTCCTATCTTCCTGTATGACAACCATGTCAGTATCTCTAGAATGTATTTTTTGTATTGAGCCATCAGCCTTATCTAAATCAGAATAACTAAACAATTCAAAAGTGCTTAGACCATTATAATTTACATCAGGTTGAAAAGGTTCAGAATAAGTAATACTAGATTCCTTCAATTCTTCTCTAGCGTAAGGATTGAATACATTTGGCCTACCTATGTTTATGTGATTAGTAGGATAAAAATCATTCAAATGATAATCTTCTACAAAAGAAGTGGTAAATCTAAGCCCTTCAGTATCGTTATTAGAGTTTCTCATTATTCTCCTTTTAAAGAATACATCACCCTCATCAAAATATCCTCTTGCTGGAGATACCCCAACTACTTGAGTGTGAGTCATTCCTCTATGAGCTCTACTATTTTCATGAGCATTAGCTATAGTGTGTTTAAACCCAAACTCATAATAAACTCTAGTTGACTCATCTTCAGACTCTTTCAAAGGTCTGTATATTTCAAACAAACCATCACCAAAAAAGTTTTGAGTTGAATTTGAAGTTGAAACATGGCTATAATTAGCTCCACTAAGACTTTCTATACTGTCTATAGTTATAAAGTATCCTTGCTCTTCTAAAGGTTCTCCTAGTTCAGTTGAGCCATTATAAAGGTCGTATCCAGTAATAGCAACATCTATATATACGTCTGTATGAGCAGTTGGCGTATCGTAATTCCAAGGAGAGGTTATAAACCTTATTCTATCCCCATCAACATAACTATAATCTATTAATGGATTGTTTTGAGTTCTATAAGAGTCAGGAGAACCTTTTAAAGATTGTAATGATAAAAATATTCTAGACTCTCCAGTAGCTGGAATTGTTGATGTAAAAGCTCCAGGACATATAAACTGTATAAACTCATCAACAGATGTATTCTTAGAATATGCCCAACTCCAATACTTAGCCCACACAGGAGGCTGATGATTTACCGACCAGTCTATTCTGGCCTTTCCGTAGTTGTTGCTTTGACCAGGATTTATAGATTCGTCAGCATTAAAACCTCTTTCACTAAAAAATTTAACATAACACTTAGATGTTCCATTTTCGCTATCTATAGCTACAGTAGAATTTCTTCCTTTTCCGTCATAATAAATTATTCCAAAGTCGTGAAAAGCACCAGCTTTAAAGCTACCAGACTTTCCGTCTCCACCGCCAACACCTATAACCTCCATAGCAAAAGTGTTGTCTTTATTTGCTCCGCTCAACTGTGGGTCTTCATTAGCGAATGTAGGGTTATTAAAGTTTAATGATATACCAGCTTTTTTGCCACCACCGTTAATTATCTCTGAATTATTTTCTGGATAAACATGCTCTTCAACACATATTAATCTAAATTTTCTACCGCCACCTCCTTGAGGAACTTCATCAATATCAATAAAACTATTTTTAGTATTTGATATAAGAGGCAATACTAAAATCTTTTTTTCTGTATCAACGTAAGGACCATGTAACCATGCGTAGTCTCCATTGTCAGGCTTATCCGATATAGAGGAGTATTTTGAATAGGTTGCTCCTAATTGCTCAGCTACATAAATCATTTGTTGGTCTAATCCAGAAGCATCATCGGAAAAATCTATTCCAGAAGATGCGGTGTTTATTGATTTCTGAATATCAATTATATGTGTCTTACTATCTTGAACTTTATCTCTTGTAAACGTATTACCTGGATTTTGAACTCTGCAAGCAAATCTTGCGCTAGCATTTATGTTTACTATTTGATTTTCAGAAGTCTCAATATCACCGTAGTAAAAAGCAAATGTTATTTGAGGGTATCCATTAGTTCCTCCAGTGTTAGTTCCGCAAAAAGAACTTTGTCTTGCTCCGATGGTGTCATTACCTGGATATTTTACTAGTTGATTTATTTTATATGTTTCTTTATCGGTTCCATGACCATCTTGACCATTGTCATCTCTGTTGTAATTTGCAGCTACATTGAATTGTCCACCATAAGGACCGTATTGATGTCTAGATTGATATGATGAATTATAAGGGCCTATTACAATATTTATGTTCGAGTCGCCCTCTTCAAGACCTTTACTAGAAATCTCCCAAGTCTTAGATGCGTCCTGAGCCAATCCTACTAAATTAGAAATAGATGTGTTTTTTAATGTTATAGAATGAGGACTACCACTAGTAGTTCTATCGGCATAGGCACTAGATTTTTGGTTATCAATATTACTACCACTCCATCCTCCTGAAAGTTGTCCTGAGCTATTTACAGTCCAACCAGGATATATTATTGCTGAAAGCTTATCTGAACTAGTAACACCTCCATATTTTGGTTGAAGCTCAACATCTATACTTTCTACATCAAATCCCTCAAGGTAATTTGCGTATGAAATTCTATTATCAGATATTAATGTTTGAGTTCTGGCTCTCTTAGGAACATTGTCGTAAATCTTTGCTATATCATTCTTGTCAGCAAAAGGATATATCTTGTCATTAAAAAAACTAAAATTAAGAGACTCTTCATTCAAAAATTTATCGTAATCATTCTTCACCTTAGCTATTACAAAGAAATCACCTCTATTACCCTGCTTGTCTACATCAAAATCTTTACATATTCTAGCGCAAAGCTCTATGTATTCTACCTGATGATTTCCAGCTATATACCTTATATTTATAATATTATCTGAAGAAGCATCATAGTTCAAGTTAGCAACATTAGATTTCATATCATCAGTATGAGTAGCGTCACTTATTCTACTCCATTCTGTTACTTGCTTGTCGTAAAAATGATACCTATACCTAAATTGAAATGACTTTCCAAATATGTTGTTTTTCTTTATAGAAGAATTTGTATCAAAAGACACCGAAGGTTTTGTGTATGGAGGTCTCTTTTTAACCTCTACGTACTGTCTTTTAACATCTCTAGTTCCTTGATAGGGATAGTTATTTACGGCTCCAGCATCATTAGGAGTATACATAGAATACGGATAATACTTATCAGGTTCAGCCTTCATTATTTGAGATGAAGCCTCAACATATCCATATTGATTTATGACCTTCATTGACTCTTTAGACTTAACCACATTTATTTCTTGAGGTTCACCATATCTATCAGAAGTAAAGTAAAGAATGTCTCCTATTTTATTTATTTCTGTTATTAAGAAGTTTTCTCTCCATAAAAACAAGTTATCTGATTCAGACATACAGTCTCTAAATATTTCAGAAACTGTATCTGTTATTAAATCGTATTCTAATATATAGTGGTCTAAAAGATTAGAGAAAACAAAATAATACATTTTATCTTTATGTGTGTCCTCATATGAACCAATACATTTGTGAATTTCTCTAGCCATTTTCTATCTACCTACGTTAAATTGTTTATTAAAAAAATTAAAATTTCTAGACACCTTATTGTTGTCAACATCAGCTCCAAAAACATTAATATTTAAAGAATCTCCATCGTTAGTCAATAAAAAAACTAAACAAGGTAAAGATAATGAACTTTTAGATATTCCTTTTTCAGCGTACTTTACATCAACACCCCTAGAAAGTAGTTCTACTGCATTTTTTTCAACAAATCCTGCCATCCATTTTTTTAGCTCCTCTACGTCATTAAGATTTACTGAAGAGTATGAGGATTTATATGAGCCTCCCAACATGTCAAAATTAAAATCTAAGCTTCCAGAGGGTAAAGAGTCAGGTAAAAAATAAACTACACTTTTAGGAACATCTCCTCCATGACCAGAGTCTGCATGCCCATTGAAAATACCATCTCCAACATATAATATAGGTGATTTTTTTCCATTAAAGTTAAAAGTTATTTTTGTGTTTCCTGGTATATTCTGAATAACACCTATGCTATTTGAGTCAGAAGACTGATTTCTTATATTTAAAGAGTCAACATAGTCTCCCTCTTTCACAAATCTTTCGTCAGAATCTCTATCTAGTCCCCCTATAAAAAGTTTCTTTTCCTGCAAGCCAGCCATTTAATTATAATTTAGGAGATTGCTTAAATGCTTTTCTAGATGTTTGAAGTGCCTCAGATTTATTAAATGAGTTCATTCTAGCTCTAGCCAATCTCTTTTGGTTATAAAATTCTTTTCTAGCTAATTGTTTTTCATTAGCGTTTATACCTCTTTTTCTCTGTATTGATTTCCAGTATACAAATGAAGCCAATGCCTCCTGAGCGAAAGTGTGAACCTGAATATTATCGCCAGTAACTCCACTAGAGCCATCCGATATATATTCTAATATAATTTTATTCAAATCTCCAGAAACAGAAGAAAACTCTATAGTGTCTCCATCTAAATTCTCTCTATAATATCCATTAGAATTATTACCTCCACCAAAACCATATCTAGCATAAATACCATTATCTACATTGTCATAATAGAGACTGTCGTCTCCATCATCAGAAGAAACTGCACCAGTTGTAAGGTTTAATTTTTCTTTTCTTCCTAGATATTGCAACTCTCCGTTTGAGCCTACTACAGATATACTTACGAATTTAACGTAATCTCTTGGAAGTGTAATAGTGTTAGTAGATGAATTAACAGTTATCTCAACAGCTTTAACCATTCTTACAGTATCAAAGTTTAATTCTTTTAATCCCTTTAATCCTATATTGTAGTATCTTAAAAATTCAGCCTGAGTGTTTTTTCCTTCATCAACTAAAAGGCCATTTACTACCTCTTCTAAACTAACAAATTGTGCGCTCATATTATCCTATGTTATTGTTTTTATAATCCTCTTCAGCTCCCTTCATCAATGTAAACACATCTACTAAGTTTTTAACTATAGTGGCTTCCATGTCGGCAGGAATTGGGTAGGTACCTGTATCAGATAAACTACTAGAAGTAGCAATATAAGCAACACTAACAGTTGCAGAAGTATCTTGATATAAGTATAATTCATTTCCCTGAACATACCAGAACTTTTTATTAGTACTAGTTACTGTATTGTGATATAAAGGATTATTATTAGTGGAAGAAGTACCTCCACCATAAGGCATTCTAATGTATTCGTTAGAACTTGAATAAACTCTAACTATACCCATATCGTTAGGTAATGTTATTGGTTGACTAGGCAACTCTACCTTATTACTAGTTACTGATAAACTTGAATCTACAGTAATAAAGTCTCCAGTTATTTCTAATTCGGCTTTATTAGTCGTTGTGCTTTTAGTGTAAAATCTATCTTCTATTAATTGCCTTACTAGACTGTCTCTTTCCTGGTCAACTAAAACCATTATTTCACGAATGTCTATCCTTGTATCATCTGATACATTACCACCCTCAATTATTCTTTGAACCTGTTCAGCTATTTTTCTTCTTGTAGTTGCCATTTATTATTGTTCTTTAGATGATAATCCAAAACTAGCTCCAAAAGTTACGACATCTTCATCTCTTAAACTAACACCAACGTATTCAGCTATTTTATGACAAATATCTTTATGTGTGCTTGATGGTAGAGTTAATCCTTGAGCGTCAGCAGCTGAACCGTTATATACAGGAGCACCGTTAACAATAGTATAGGTCCACTTAGGAGCAGTAGGTTCTTTTATGTAAGACATAGTTACAGTCCCACTAGATGCTGGTGTGCTTCCGTTATTATATATTTTAAATCCACTATTAATCATAACTGCCAATGGATAAGTTTGTGATGGAGATACTATACTACTATCAACTCTATACTGTAATTTTTCAAGACCTATAAGTTCAACAGCGTTACCTCCTATTTCAAGACTAACAAAATGGAGAAATCCAGCAGGGTAAGTCCAAGACGGAGAGCTATAAGCTAAAGTTCCTACATTCACAACAGGAGCTAAGTCATCTAAATTTTTATGAGAATTTCTCTCCTTAAATTTCTCCTCTATAACATCTAATTGAGCCCTAGTTGCAGCTAAATTAAACTCACTAGGCTTAATAAAACCTCTTTGGTCTTTGTTAGCTATGAACTGAATAAATCTATATACCTCGTCTATTGTCATTACGTATGATGAATTTCATAGCAAATATAACAAAAAAAAGAGAGATACCAATGGCACCTCTCCTTATTAAAAATATAGTTTATATTAATTGTATCTAGAAAGCTGAGCTTTTATCTGATAAAGTATAGGCTCACCATCAACAGTTAAGCATAATTCAGCTAAATGGTCTAAAGGTTTAATACCCATAGGAACATTAGAAACAAGCTGCTTCGTGTCTCCTATAGTCCAGTTAATTCTATTAGACTCCATCTTTAATATTTTGTATTCAGAAGCTTTCAATATCAGTTCTTTCATTTCGGTTAATGGACTGTCTAATCCAGCGATAAACCCTGAAGGGTCTTTTTCAGCTAGCATTTTCATGTCATAACGAATCTCATCAGTTGAGTTCTTAACATTAACTCCAAGAACTTTAGCGTAACCAACTAACTTATCTAAAGACATAGTTAATACAGTTGTCACAGCATCCATTTCCATTCTACTTCTTTCCAATCTCTCTTTAGCTTTCTTTTCAGAGTCTTCTAAACCAAAAGAAGGAGCAGATGATGAAAGTCTATTAGGATTGTTAAGATTTGCATTACACAAGTCTAAGTATTTTTTAAGATTAGGATTTGTGTATTCTACAATTAAAAACCCATTGTTAAATGTTATAGGAGTTTTTGCTAGAAGTTCTTTGTCCTGCTCATCAACAAATATAGACCTCTGACCTTTAATGTATCTTATAGCTCTCTGAGTTCCTGACTCAGGGTCAAAAATTACATCTTCAGCCTTTAACATATATACGATTGGATATTTATCCGCACCTGTTCTTGAGTCTTTATCTCTTGATATTAATTTATAAATAGAGGGCTTTCTACTTACTTGATTACCAAAGCTTGGTAAAGGTTTAGAAACTACTGGAGCCTCTTTGATTGGTGTTGATTCTACAACTGGAGTATCTACTACAGGAGTCACAACATTTGATTTTTTTACAGTTTTACGTGCCATTTTTGTTATTATTAAATTAAATTAAAAATTAAAAAAAAAAGAAGGAGGGGTTAACCTCCCTCTAATTAGAGTTATTAAGATGCGACAGCAGCGACACCAATAGCACCTACCTCAGCAATGTGAGTAGATACATATTGCAAATCTCTATCATCAGCAACATTAAGGAATTTATTTTTAGAGTGACAAGCAACATTAAGTTGTTTAGTCATGTCTTCAATAAAATCTTTTGGCGTTGAGCCAGCTTTTAAGCTTATTACAACAGCATCAGATACAACTACTCCATTTGTAACGTAGTCAGCACCATCGTGCATTTGCATAGACTTAAAATACATTTTTACTTTATTTACACCAGAAGCAGCAGTTGCTTCGTAACCAGCAAAAGAAGACAAAGGAAAAAGACATGAGTCGTTTTCAGCATCGTCATTAGCTACGGTTGGCTGTGTTCTAAAGTAGAGATATAGTTCTTCGTTATACATAATATTAGTTTTTAAAGATTAAGAATTAACAGCACTTACGTCTATAGACTCAACACTAGTTATTTCTGAAAAACAGTATTCACCAGTTACATCATCACCAAGAACAATCATACCATCTCTATCGGAAGAAAAAGCATTAATAACACCTTCCATAACCTCTTTATGAGTGTTTACAGGAAGGAAGTTTAATACAACCTCATCAGAATGAACTACAGCATCTCCAGTGTTATCAAAACCATCATAGTTAGTCATAGACTTAAAAAATAATGATAATTTACCATCATCAGAAGGAGCTGCTCCAGAAAAAGAGCTCAATGGGTAGCAAGCAGAGTCAACAGTAACTGCATCGTCATCACCTACCGCAGCAACGGCTCTTATATATACAAATTTATTTTCCATAATATTTATTATTTAAGATTAAGAATTAGCTGCTGCTACAGTTATTGTTCCAACACCGCTGAAAAGCTTACCTACTGAGTCTAAATCATCAGGATTATCATCAAAAGAAATTAATCCGTCATTACCATTAGCAGAATTAATCTGCTCTATGATAGCCTGCATAGCATCTCTATGAGTATTAGCTGTTTCTAAATCAAGAATAACTTTATCAGAAATAATTAAAGCATTTGCTCCAGCATCACTTCCATCAAAGTTTTTAGCTGATTTAAAGTATAAGGTTAAAGCAGAGTCTCCAGATGGTTGCATTCCAGCAAAACTAGATAAAGGAAAACTAAATGAGTCAGTCTCAGAAAGAGCTAAGTACTGAATAGAAACAGCAGCAGTTACAGCTGTAGTACCACTACTTGTAGCAACTACCAAAGCAGAAGCGTCAGCAGAAGCATTTATTGCATCTCTCATAGTTTCTGCCGTTTGGTCATCACTAGTTCCAATAGCTACAGTTATAGATTTACCACTAACAGTAACAGCTGAAGTAGACTCATCTCCAGACTCAACAATAGTAAGAGCAATCTCTTGTCCTATAGGACCTCCAGCTACAGCAGTTAAAGTAAGCTCTCCTTCAGTTACCGCAGCTTTAGTAGCAGTTTGAAAGAAAAAATATTTTTTAGCATTCATAATTATAGTATTTAGTAGACTATATAGTGGGCAGCCGAAGCCACCCACCATTAAGTCAGATTATTAATTATGATTTTTTGATAAGCATGTAGCGATTAGCTGCATAACCTTCAAATCCTCTTTCGCAACGGTAGTGTGATTTCAACACATCCTCAGTATTAGTTTTATTCTGAAGAACAGCAGAACCAGTTAACCAGTGCTCCATGTCTCTTGAATAACCATTAGCTGCTTTGTAACGTATTCTCAATGAAGGAATAGCATCACCACTTTTAGCATCTTTCTGAGTATCCATAGGAATAATCATACCATATCCATTGTACTTTTGACCAGTAGCACCAAGTAATTTTGGGTGGTTGAATAAGTCATAAGTTTTCTTGTGGAAAGTATAACCACCACGAGTAAACGAATTGAAACCTAAGTTCAACGCCATATCCTTGTTGTTTTGGAAAGTACCGTAGTTAGCACCACCAGCAGCATAAGCTCCTTGAGCAGCTAACAAGTCATCAATATCTAAAGATAAGTTAATACCAGCGTAAAGAGCATTCTCTTTAGCACCTCTGTACTTGTCTAAAGACTTAACCATAGCATCAAAGTCAGCCATAGTAATAGAAGAAGCTCCTAAGTCCATAGACTGTCCTTTGTTTTCGATAAATGGTAATAAACCTTCAGTACCTCTTAAAGTAGAGTTAGAGTATGCAGTACCATCTAAAGTAGAAGATGTACCTGTTAAGTTAGAGTTGTTGATAGCTTGACCAAGAACCATCTGAATCTCAGAATAATCCTGGAATCTTTGGTAAGTATCAGCTTCACCTTTTAAGTACCATAAGTATCCAGAACCCATTTCTTCGTTATCTACTTTTACATAAACTACGTTAGTAGCTTCTGAACCAGTAACCTCGAAAGATTCTTTGATAATTTGTACTTGGTTTTCATAGTGATGTAAGCGTGGGCTTAATCCTACTGGCTGAGCAGAACCTTCTGCAAAAGCATTACCAATGATTACAGCGTTTACATCTACTGAACCAGCATTAGCTGAAACAAAACCACCTGAAGTTAAAGGATAGATAGTTGCAGAAGCTTCATCAGCCTTAGCCTGAACATAAACTTGAGTACCATCTTCTAACAACATAATATCACCTACTCTTACAGCAGGAATACCTGAAACTAAAGAATCACCTTGAATAGTGATTTCTTCAACTGTAGCAGCAGATGCAACAACAGCAGAATCAAATTGGAATTTTACATCATTGTGTAAGAAAGCTTCTTCGTAGTGTTCGAATTTAGTTTGAGAAGTTGGAGCCTTAGCACCCATTAACTCAAGAAGGCCAGTAATACCCTGACTTCCATATCTTTTTACTAACTGCTCAGAAACATCTCTTTTGTGCAAGTTCGCTGTTGTCAACGCACTTACGTAGTTATCGTTAGTAGCTTGTGCAGTTGCCGTAGGCTTTAGCACCATGCCACTAGGAATTGAAACATTTGACATTTTTAAAAAATTTAGTTATTATTAATTATTAATTATCTATTCCACATAGAACTTCCTTTATATATCTGTTCAGAAACTTGCTCAAGGATTGATTTAGAACCTTGAACATCTTTTTGTTCTGGAGTAAATGATGGGTTTTTAATCTCGTCAATAACCTGCTCGGTTCCTTTTGACCTATACTGATTAGCCACTGCTCTAACTATAGCGTCGAAGTTATCTCTAACGAACATATCCATAGCTAAAGTATCATGGTCCCAATTACCCTCAGAGTCAATATACTTGTCAAAGTAGTTATCAAGATTACCAGCTGTTTCTTTTGCTGAGCTTTTCTGTTCATCAGATAAAGCATAAGTAAAGACTTCGCCAGAATCATTAATATCAAACTCTATAGACTCAACAGAATCAACTTCAGAGGACATGTTTTCTATAAAAGCTTGTTGTAGTTGCTGCTCTTCTTCAGAACTATAATTACCCTCTTGAGGCATCTTATATGAGTCCTGAGTTTCTAGCAACTCTTTACGAGCTATAGAAGCATCCTTTTTCAGCTGAACTGATTGAGGAGTAATCTTTCCTTCTTCCTGCTCCGAAGATTTGTATTGAGATTCGAAATAAACATCAATTTCCTCTTTGGATAAGTCTGGATTATTAGCTCTCAAATACTCTTTTACAACATTGTCATTAGACATTTCGTTATAATCAACTGTTTGAGTTCTTAAAAAATCATTAACAGAACGACCTGTTTCCCTAACAAACTTGTCCATTGCCTCTAACTGCTCGTTAGCGTAGCTGGACTCATTTTTTGGAGAATCAGATAATTCATTAAACCTATCAACTAATTGCTCTATAGATTCAAAATCAGAGCCTAGTTGTTGATTTAATTCAGACATGTAGTCAGAAGTAGAATCTGAACTTTCAATATTTAAAGAACTTTCTTCTTGTGCGCTTGAAGACTCAATAGGAGCCTTTTCAGCGGTTAAGTCAACCACCTGTGCAGGCTCTTCCTGAAAAGATGATTGTTCTTGTTGAGGTTCATTAGTGGTTAAGTCTACAATATTTGACTCTGTACCATTGTTTGGAGTTACAACCTCGCCTCCAAAAGCACCAGCGATTAAATCGCCTATTCCTTTATTCTCTTCCATATTATTGATATTTAATTAAATTTATTTTTGCAAATATAGTTTATTTTAATTATAAAGAGTAATTTACTCTATAATTTGTGGTAAAATATTATCAGGGTTATCTATAGGGCCTCTTTTATCTTTTCTCTGCTCAATCATTTGAGACTGATAGTAAGCACTTTTCTCTATAGAACCCTCTCTAGAACTACCTAAAGCCTTATTAGCTTTTTCCTTTACACTTCCACTAATTTGAAGTTCAGCCATTCTTCTCTCATGCTCTGCTTGGGCAAAATTGTTTTTAAGCTCATACTCAGCTTGAAGAAGTTGCATCTTAACATTTAAGTCTGATTGAGAACCAGCTTGGTCTACCTGCATCTGAGCCTGCATCTCCTGCTGCTTAGCTTGAGAAGCCGCTGCTATAGACTGCTGTTGTTGAGCAGCATTAGCTTCAGCGTTCTTCTTAGATTGTTCAGACACCTCTTCTTGATACTTCTTTCTTCTTAAAACAAGCATTTGATTAGCCAACTTATTATTAACTACAGAACGTATAGATATAGCATCCTCTAATCTCAGTTCTTTTTGAGCTAAAGACATTTGAATGTTTTGCTCTAATAATTGTTTTTCAGATTCATCTGGTGCCACCTCAATAAATATACCGAAGTCATATAAAGAAACCTCTTTAGTTAGCTCTATGTTTTTCATAGTTGTCTCTCCTAAAGCACTGATATATCCTCTTAATGGCTTATCGTATTTTAATAAATCCTGAAGCCTCATAGATACTGACTGCCCAGTTCTTTTAATTATATTAAGGTATCCTTGATTTATAAATCTAGTGGCATTATTAGAAGCTGATAAAGCTAATTTCTGAACACCTACTAGTGCGTCAGAAGAAGGTTTAGATGCGTCTCTTGCTTCATTGACTCCAGTTACGTCTCTAATCATCTGTAAATTGTGCTGATATATATTTATCAGCTTGCTTATATCATTACCTATACCGTTCTCTAATTCAACGATAGGCATTGATTGAGTCTGATTACCCTCATCATCAGTCCTTCTGAAATAAATATTACCAGTCTGGTCAAATATTTCCTGAAGTTCAAGAGGAGTAAAATTACCACCGTCTCCTTTAGATACATTCTCCAATGAACCAATTTCAAAAGCAGCACCCTTTGGTCTAGCCTTAGCTAAAAGCTGTTGCATCTTTAAGTGAGCTAACTGTATTTGGTCAGCAAAAGGTAGCATTCTCTCAACTAAAGATATATTTCTTCCAGACCTTATATTTGGAGTATAAATTATATACGATAAATTAGTCTCTGATAGATTAGACTTAGGTCTCATCATATTCTTAGCTAATCCGTAATCAAATATATAATCACTTCCTACAATATATTTACCAGAAAAAACAGCTTTAACAGTGTTTTGAACAACTTTTCTTTTTTCATTTTGTTTTATCTTTTTGTTTACGCTTCTCCTGTTTAAAGAATATCCTCCAAACTTATTTATCTTCTTTTCGTATTTTAAGTAATACGAACTCATAAACTCAGCATCTAATATTTCTATAGTGTATCCATCATACTCGTCAGAATATTTATTTGTTTCTGAACCAAAACCAGTAGATGAATTATAGTTAGATGATTTTTTTCCGTAAGTAGTAGCTATATCCTTATACTCTTCATCAGTAAATTGACTTCCAGCCATTTGCTTTAACTCAGATATAGTAACCTTGTAAACCTCCCCAGCATGCTGAATGTTTTTAAAGTCAGGAGAAGAACTACCAGATGTAACCAAGTTGATAGGGTCTACATATTTTATTTTAACTCCACTAGATGGACATATTGATGTTTTAACAGCGCCTTGCCCGACAACAATTAAGTCTCTTAAAATTCTTCTTTTTGTTTCTTCAAAATCATTTTTCTGAGTAACAAACTTTATCCCTTCTTCTAAGGCTATTTCATGAGACTGCTTATAACTAAGCTGCATATATAAATCAAGTTCTTCACTAGACTCAGGAACAAATCCTTTAGGGTTGTAGTCCATTTTAGTGACCTCTGTAAGCTCAGCCAAGAAATCTTTGTTAATCATCTTTAACATTAGATTGTTCTTTTCCTTTATCCTAATGTCTTCAGATATATTATCAACAGCTTTAGCTTTTATCTCTAAATCTTGATTAGATAAATCACCAACTATAACATCAACAAACTTTGGTATTATGCTTACAGGTGTCCAATCTATATTCATGAATGAAGTATCTCCTTCAACATCTAATAAGTCTTTGTACTTAGAAACATCCTGAACTCCATCTGAATATTTTCTTGATGTATTCATGTTTCTTCTTCTTAAAGAGTAGGTCGATTCACCAGACTTCTTGAAGTCGTAATACATTGTTTTAAAGTACTGAATACCGTAATCATCAGACTTTTTTTCTTCATTACTCACGAAAGGAGTAGGGTATCCTCCTATTGTTTCAAACTTAATTTTCATATTCTTTTAGAAATTATTCCAGTATTTTTATATTTCTTAACAAACTGATTCATGTTAAATGTTTGTTCTTTTTTTGGCTTTATGTATTTCTGTGAGCCCAGCAAAGCTATACTAGAAGCTACAGTAGCATCATATTTAGTTCTATTATCTATTTCAAACTTACTCCAATCCTCTAGTAGATTATTAAAGTAACACTTTCCTATTTCACCAGTTTCTTGATTTATTCCAACGTGGTCATAAACATAAGATGAAACAGCTTCAGCTTGAGCAGCTATAACAGAGGCTCCTGTACTAGGAATACCTTTTGTCTTTTGAGCTCTACTTGATGAAGTGTGAGTTGACTCTGGTCTATCCATTAGGTAATTGTTATATCCTCTTCGTTCAAAATACTTTATAATCCCAACCTTGTTATTCTCTACAAGTATTTGGCAGCCGTAAAAATAACACATTTTTATCATATCTTCATAAAAAATGTCAGCTTTCGGTGGTCTGTGTATATATTCACATACAAAAACATTAGAAAAGTCGTCTCTCATTGAGAATTTTTTATATACGTATGCTGCTGCATCAGACCTTCTTCCGTCAGTTGTAGTGTCGTGGTCATAAGGGTCACAACCTGCAACTACCTCAATATCATTACCTGGAAAGACTCTTCCATTATTGGTTGTTTTATTGTTTCTTCTATCTTCTGGGGGTATCCAAGCTATAGTAAACTTGCCATTTTTTCTAGGCTGCCATATAACCTCTGAGTCTTCAACTCCTCCCTTCCAAACAAAATCTCCATTAACGGTCATTCCTTTAGATGCGTTATTATAATCTATCTGTTGATAAATCCTCTCCACATCAAATATACTATTGTTAACGTCACTTCTAAAGGCTTCATCAATACTAAATGGCCTTTGTCTTTTTTCTTCAGAAAGCTTTGAAGTATTATTTTTATATGAAGACCTTATGTTATCTAAAAACTCCTTAGCTCCAATTTTCTTGTCTATAAATTTAGATTGCTCATTATCGGGAGTGTCTACTACAGACATGCCGTACTCATCAATAAATCCTTCATATCCATCATAAGCTGGAGTAAAGTATTGATACAAACCTGAACGAGTTCTTCCGTTAGCATCTAAATCATTAGGGTCGCTATCATTCCATAAGTTCTTGAAGTTTTCACCTCCAGATTTTGACAATTCATTAACCGTTGAAGGCATAAAACATTTACCTATTATTTTATCTCCTAGTGTTAGGCATGAGCGAACAACCTCCCAGTTCTTCTCTACATTAGCGTCAACCCACTTACCTGCCTCATCACACAAATACCTAACTAACTTAACGGAGTCATATGAGTTTTCCTTAGTGTTTCTCCAGTCAATCTTTGAGTTAAGTGCTTCAGACTTAGTTACAGTCTTAAAGTTCTTGCTTATCTTTTGTCCTGGCTGATTAAAACTTAAAGTAGACTTAGGATTGTCAGAACCATCAATTATAGGCTGAAAGAAAAATGGCAAATTCCTAAACATATAAACCATCTTGTCAGTAAACAATGATTTAGCATCCGCACCAGTTTTGCTAATAATACCCCCATGAGCATTGTAATTGGCTGTAACCTCATATAAAAGCATAGCAGCTCCTTTGTAAGAGGCTCCCTCTCTTCTGTGCTTAACCATAACCATTCCAAAACAATTAGGGTCTTTAGAGCAGTATTCCCAGAAAATATAAAATCTTCTATCTCTATCTCTATATTGAGGGTATCCTATATCTAATTTACACCAGTTTAAATAATAATAGTGCTCTCCAGTTATATATGTAGGAACACCATTATTCATGAACCAAACACCGTTGGCTCTCCTATCAAACTCTTGATTAATAAAGTCAGCGTACTTTGAAGCCGTTTCAGGATATAATCCAGAAGGCATTTCTGTTCTTCTCCACTTTTGTTTTTTCTTTGGAAGGTCTGAAAATAATATATCTTTCTTTTTCGGCTCCTCAGGAAGCTGAATCTTAATTCCAGATATTTCTTCAAATTTAGGCACTACTTCTTAGCGTATTTTTCTACAAAACCAGCTGAAAATGCTTTCTCTTCTTCAACCTCATCAGATTCTTCTTCTCCATTAATTTGACTTTCAATCTTTTTAATGGAAGATAATATCTCTTTAGCGTCAAGAAAACATTCTTTCTTAGCCTTCATAGCGTTACGTCTTTTATCATCTTGTAACTCTTCGTCTAGAGGTCTTTTAATTTCTTCAACAAGTATTTCGTAAGCCTCCAAACCAGCCTGCATAAGCTCTTCTAGTTTTTTGTTTACATCTATACTCATTATTCTACGACAGCTAATATATCTATGTTTCGCATTCTTAGGAGCTCCTTTCCTTCTACAGTCATCTGATACTCAGAGTTTTCTGAGAATATAATCTCATCATCTAACTTTGCTCCGTAATCTATAATCTCATTATTTGCGTGTCTCAAATAACCTCTAAGCTCTTCTGCTTCTATGTCGGTCTTTATATATATACCAGATTCGGTTTTATAATTTTCTTCTGGCTCTTTTTTAGGCTCAACAAAACACCAGAAGTTCTGCATAATAATCTCTCCGTCTCTCACAGCACAATATACTTGTCCAGCATCAACCTGAAGAATGTTATTACCATCTTCATCTTCTGTTATTTTGTTTTTTTTATCCGATATAAAATGATGAAAGTATATTCTGTCTCCAACTTTTACATCCATTGAGTCGCTAGTTAAATTTTCTGGTATAACAACAACTTCTCCATACTGCCTAGTATGATTCATTGGGTCATAACTGCTATCAAAGTATATGTCTACACCATTTATATTTACAGTATCTTCCTCTAATTTATCTACTTTTACTAAAAATCTATCTTTAATTAATTTCATATTACATTATATTATATTCACTTCTATCTTGTATGTCAAACTCTATTGATGTAGGTTGAGAGAAAAACCTTTTCCAAGGCTTAGAATAACTCTCTCCGTCTCTTTTGACGTAAACATCATATACAACTTGTTGATGCTTATACCAAGCAGCCTCATCCTGTATTATAGCTGTTACCTCTAACTGACCTCTCATCATTGTTTGACCAACAACATAAGTCAATCCTTCCTTCATGTCTCCTATAGTAATCTTTCTAATTATAGGTTTTATGTCTTCTACTAACTCCATGAGGATGTATATAAAGATTGATATTCTTCATGAGTATCAGAATCAGAATCTTTAATCATAGCTACTTTGAGTAATATTAAGTATCCTATAATATCATTTACAGTGTCTTCTGTCTGGTCATTTATACCTTTGTTTTTTATTCTCATCAATTTATCATCTAGCCTAGCTGAGATATTTTCGATAGGGGAGCCCTTAGCAAATATGTTTACTGGATTAGTCGCACTATCTCCGTAGGCTCTGTTTTTTTCGATTAGCAAATCTATTACAGATGTACCAACCTCCTTAATAAGGTCTTCTGTTTTCATTTTGTTTATTTAATTTAATTAATAATTAGAGTATATTCTACTCTGTAACTAGTCTACTTATTTTTTGATAAGAAACTATAACTGAAGCCACAGAAGCTCCTGTAGTAGGAGCAATACCTATATATGGCTTTAAATCAACATCGTTAGTTAAAGCATTTGATTTTGTTGTAGAACTAGAAGCCAATGCTCCACCTGCTGTAGCAGTGGTTACTAATCCATACTGAATTTCATTAACATAAATGCTTATTTGTCTGTTTGCGTCTATACTTATTTTTAACCTAAACAAATCATTAGTATTCCAATCTATGTTTAAATTAGTTATATAGTCAGTTCCGCCAACACTATATATAAAGTGAAAATGAGCATTGTCATTTAATGTATTTGTAGCGCCTTTTACAGTATCGTTGGAACCAAAGTAAAAATAAGCTTGGTCAGCATCAGTAGAATAATCCCAAGCATTTGTTAACTTTAATCCTGCCATAAAACCAAAGTTCAAATAAGAAGTTGACAATATAGAGCACTCCCATTCAATTTGATTTTCTGTTCCAAAGCCAACATTATTCCATGCGGTTTGATTAGTATCTGTATGAGGTTGAAGTATAACATCATCACCAAGAGCTCCTGCTGTCTCTAAAAATATACCTGAACCTATATATATTGAAGGGTCAACAAAAGCTACTTCGCTATCTGTTGTATTTGTTCCAGTAATTTCAAAATCTAAGTTTTTAGTAAAGCCTATACTTGAATTTATACCAGGCAATCTATTATAATACTCCTTTAAAATATATCTATTAGGTGATTCATAAATATGTCCAGCAACTTCTAAACTTCCATCTACAGTAACTTTATTGTTAGTGGTATCTACAGTGAATAAATTGTTTACATCAAATGCAGATGTGTTAGAAGCTAAAGAAAATTTTACTGTACCACTATTACTTCCTACATGTAAAGAATGTGAAGGAGTGTCGTTATTTATACCTACGTTAGTAGCTTTAGCTATAATACTACTTGATGAGTCTTTAACATATAACGAAGTATCATTACCAGAAGAAGAACCAGTAATATCACCCATTTTGACATTAAAGTTAGAAAGAGTGTCTCCAATATAAAATTGGTCATGACCTACTCCGTCTTCAACTAAAACAGGCTGAGAGACATTACTAACTATATGTAATTGTGTCGTGGGAATTTCTATTCCTATGCCAAAATAACCATTTTTTATAGCAGCTGAATCAGTCCCTAAACTTAAACTTGTTTTTACACCCTGGCCATCCTCTATTGTTCCAATAGTTGAGTTTATACCAGTATCAGCAGATGTTTTTAATAAAGTCTGAAATGTTTCGCTTATATTTTTACCTTCTAAAGTAGACATATTTAATAAAATTAATTATCAGCAAATATACAATAAAATACTTAACTTTGCCAAAACAATTAAATTCAATCAATGCCTAATCCTGGATACCTAAAAAACTATAGGCCAGTACTTTATTACTTTAGAGATGCTTACGGTCTTTCAGTAAATGAATTAGAGTTCCTTTTTCATGTTTACGATATTAAATATTTTAACTACACCTATGTTGTTAGAAATTTTAGAGCCTCAGATAGATTCGCTTCCTCTAAAGTTCCTAGATTAAATAAGTTAGGTTATTTGTTTATATACTTAGAAAAAGCACACGATAGAGAAAGAAGATTTGCTATATCACAAAAAGGAAAGCTATTAGTTAGTAGATTTTATAGAGTTCTTGAGGGAAAAGAAATCGTTTATAGATAATTTTGTTATATTTGTATGAATTTTAAAAAAATAATAACATGGCATTAACAGGAACAAAATACCAAGAATTTTCACTTGGTCAATACGGTTCTATATATTTAAAAGCAGATGGCTCTAAGGTTGACTTAAATGGAAACTCAGCAAATAGATACGTTGCTGGAATAACATTTTTAGAAGAAACTACTTTTCAAGCTCTAGAAAATATGGGCGGTGTAACTAATTCTATAAGCACAGTTGATGGTGAAGATGAGACAGGAGATACATTTGGTGCGGTAACAGATTTAACTGACACTGGAGAATCTTTAATAATTACTACTTCTCACACTTTCCCTGCTGGAGTAACAATATTTGGAACCTGGGACTTTGTTGAATTAAATGGCGGCTCTTGCATAGTTTATCTAGCACCTAGAGCTACGCCTGTAAGTTAATATTTACAGCGATGGCCACAACAGCTCAAGAAATAGCTTTAATGAAACAGAGGATGGATAACATGGATAAGAAGTTAGATAAGATGGATGAAAAGCTAGATATGCTAACTAGAAATCTTCTTGACCCTGACAATGGAGTAACAGCCAGAGTTAACCAAAATACTTCCGCTAGGAAAACTCTATCTAGAGCTATGTGGATTATTTATGGAATTGTAGCTACCGCATTAGCTAAGCTGTTTTTCGGACAATAATGAAAAAAGACTTTACTATAAGTATCGGTAATATAATATGGATTATCGGTATTATATTTACTATGGGAATAGCCTATAGTCAGATAGGTCAACTTGATGAAGACATTGTTGTTTTAGAAAGAAGGTTAGAAAAGAAGATAAAGGTCATCAACGAGCTTGATGAGAAGATAAATAAATTAGAAATAGAGTTAGCTAAGTTAAATTCTTGTAAATAAATATTTATGTCAAAGATAACAAAAATATCTAAAATAAAAGAACTAGCTCCGTTAGAAGCTAGCTTAGTTTTCGAGAAAGTGAGAAACGACGAAGGTGCTACAATACCTGTGGGTACACCTGTATATTCTAAGGGAGAAATTGGAGCTAGCGGAAGAATAAAGGTGGGTATTGCTGATGCCTCTGATTCTTCTAAAATGCCAGCTATTGGTATTACAAATTCAGAATTATCCACTAGTGGAGATGGACAAGACGGTACAGTAACACTAATGGGTGTTTACAATACAAACATTTCAGGCTTTAGTGGTGTTAGTGAAAATGACATTGTATATGTAGCCGTAGGTGGTGGTCTTACTATTACAAAACCTACAGGCGTAAACTTAATACAAAACGTAGGTATAGTTTTAAAAACAAACGGCACTATCATACAAGGTTTAGCGGTTACTTGTATTGGTAGAACTAACGACGTACCTACGCCACTATACATTGACCACGCTAATCAACGTGTTGGTATTGGAGCTACTAGCCCTCAAGAATTATTGCATCTTGAATCAACCGAGCCGATAATAAGATTCGATGATACAAATTCAGGATTGCACTATTTAGTAGGTCAAGTTGGAGACTCATTTGTATTCGATACGAATAACTCGACTTACGCTAGCTATAGCTTTGATTCTGCCGTCGGCATAGGCACTACTACTCCAACTAGCAAGCTTCACGTTGTTGGTGACGCTAGAATACAAGGTAATCTTACTGTCAACGGCACGTACACTCAAATAGATACAGACGTAAACACTACAGAGCAATGGCTTGTTACAAATGACGGTACAGGCCCTGCTGCTGTAATAAATCAACTTGGTAGTCAAGATATATTTGACGTTCAAGATGATGGTACTAGCGTGTTTTATATTGAAGATGGTGGTAATGTTGGTATAGGGACTACTAGTCCAAGTGAAATTCTTCACTTAGAGTCGACTGCTCCAAAAATAAAACTTAGCAATAGTCAAGCTCCCACAGGATATTTCACCACGCTAGAGCAAAATTACTCGTACAATGGCCCTTCATTTGCCATAAACAGTGTGTCTGGAGCTACAACAAGAATATTACTTGGAAGATATGCTAACAACGTATCAATTTTACCTACTGGAACTGGAAACGTTGGTATTGGAACGACAAATCCTAGTCAAAAATTAGACGTTGCTGGTAGTGTTGCAGCAGACACTTTTGTTAGTATACAAGGCATAGACACAGGTAATCCTAGCGCGGAAATTGACGAGCTAAGAGTTAGTGGTTATGGAGTTTTAGGTAGAAGAAACTCTGGAGTATATTTAAGTAATGAAGCTTCTGGTCCTTTGTTTTTTGGAACTGGAGGAAGGCACGCTGTATCTACTAGAATGACAATTGATTCTTCTGGCAACGTCGGTATTGGAACAACGTCTCCAAGCTATAAGCTAGATGTTAATGGAGGCGGCGTAAGATTATCAAGTTCAAACTTTCATGTTTATTACGGCAGTTATGCTGGGTCTTGGGCTAGAGGTTATTTAATTCAAAATTCAGACGCGTCAGACCAATACGGAATTACTGGTGAATTTGACAACGACTCGTTTGAGGGGTTAAGAATAGGTAAGTATGTCTACGACGACAAGGGTATATTTATAGAAAAAGACGGCAACGTCGGTATTGGAACGACAAGTCCTTCGGGTAAGCTACATATTAGTAGCGGAGGCTCTCCAAGTATAATTATACAAGATACCGACGGCACAGACCAATACGCAACTATAAACCATAACAACGGCTCTAATCAATATATAGCTAGAAATAACACTAGCAACGGCCAGCATATTTGGTTTGGTCAAACAGGCCCTAGTAGTTTTAATGAGCGTATGCGTATTGATTCTTCAGGCAACGTCGGTATTGGAGATAGTACACCTACTAGAAAACTTACAGTCAATGGAGATATAGGACTTGCTAATAATGGTAAATTATTTTTATGGGATAGTCACGACGTAAATTACCTTCAATACTACAGGTGGGAGTTAAATTCTAGTTTGACAGCATACATAAATAACTCTGGCTCTGGAGGAGTTGCTTTAAAAACAGCTGGAAATACTAGGTTGCACATTGATAACTCAGGTAACGTTGGTATTGGTACGAGTAGTCCTAGCTCTACATTAAATATAAACGGAGGAACTGGAGGTTTATCTACAGGTTTAACTTTTGGTGATGGAGATACTGGTATATGGGAGTCAGCTGACGACGTGTTAAGATTTAGTACTGTTTCAAATACAAGAGTTCTTATTGACGCCTCTGGCAACGTCGGGATTGGGACTACATCGCCATCCTATCCACTTCACATTGCTACCGAAAGCCCAACACCTGCGGTTTATATTAAAAACAATGATAATAATGCCAATGGGTTAGTTGTTGCAGCTGGTAACGGTGGAGGTGGTACAAATACAATTTTAAGTTTAAGAGACAAAAATGACAACCCGAAATTTTCAGTTATTGAAAACGGCAACGTTGGTATCGGGATTACTAGTCCAAATAGATTATTACAAGTTGTTGGAAGCTCAGCAACCTCTGGAATTTCAACTGGAACATCTACATCGCCAAATAGTGCCGAGTTAACCGCAAACGGAACTAATTTTGCAGCATATTTATTAGGTCATAGTTTTTTAGCTTTTGGGACAAATCATTTAAACCTTGGTGCAACTGCATCTGAAAAAATGCGTATTGATTCTTCTGGTAACGTCGGGATTGGTACTACTAGTCCCGCGTACAAGCTAGATGTTGTAGGCGGAGGATTGAAAACTACAACAGCGACAGGTAATAGAATTGCTTATTACGACGGTAGCGGCATCAACGCTTACGGCGGAACTAGCGGTTATGCTATTAGTAACTACACTGGAGACCTTAACATAAGACAACACACTAACGATGGCGATATAATATTTCAGTGTGACGACGGTAGTGGAGGTTTAGCTACTTATCTAACTATTGATGGAAGTAACGGGTACACTGTAGCTACCAAACAAATTAGATTTAACGATAATGTTACGGCTAAATTTGGTTCTGCTGGCGATTTGTCAATATACCATAACGGAACTGATAGTGTTATAGATAATTATGTTGGTGATTTTTATATATCACAAAAAGCAGCTGATAAAGATTTAATATTTAGAGCTGATGATGGTTCAGGTGGATTTGAAACATATTTCTTTCTAGATGGTAGCGCTAGGCAGACGGTGTTTCAAAACAATTTAAAGCTTGAGGATAATTATCAACTTAGATTAGGTAACGCTGACGACTTAAGCCTATTACACAACGGTAGCAACTCGTTTATACATCACAACGGAGCTGGTAGTTTATATATGAAAGCTGACACTGGTAATATTGAAATTATAAACTATACTAACGACGCTGACATTGTGCTACAATCAGACGATGGTTCAGGTGGTGTTACTCCTTACTTAACTTTAGATGGTAGTGAAACTAAAACTATAGTTAGTCAAACTATGGAGTTTCAAGATAATGTTAAACTAGCTATTGGAAATAGCGAGGACTTAACTATAGACCACAATGCTACTAACAGTAGAATCATGAACTATACTGGAGATTTAAGAATAGTAAATGCTTCTAATGATAAAGATATAATTTTTGAATGCGACGATGGCTCTGGAGGTGTAACCGCCTACTTAACTTTAGATGGCTCTTCTAGTTACACTAAAGCGCATAAACATATATTATTTGAAGATAACGCCAAGGCTATGTTTGGAACTGGCGGAGACATGCAGATACTGCACGATGGTAGCAACAGCTATATTTCACAAAATGTAACAGGCAATCTTTATATCGAGAACAACGCCACAGATGGCGATGTTGTGTTCAGGTCAGACAACGGTAGTGGTGGATTAGCTACTTACCTTCAGCTCGACGGAAGTAGCGTAAGAACAAGAGCGTTTAAAGATGTTAACTTCGACGATAACGTTCAAGCAACGTTTGGAGCTTCTTCAGATTTAAAAATATACCACGATGGTAGTAATAGTTATATAAAAGATAGCGGAACTGGTGCTTTAAACATTTCTTCTAATCAATTAAATTTAAACGCAAGCAATGGTGAGAATGGAATACAAATAAACGAAAATGCTGAAGTAAAGATAAGACACAACAACATTGTTAAACTAGCAACAACATCTACAGGCGTTGAAGTTACAGGTGACATAGCTGTATCTGGTAGTGTGCAAAAACAAATATCTACGTCTACACATACTATTAACTTTGGAGCTGCGGGTAGTTCAACACAAAACTACTTTTTACCATTTGTACAGCAAGCAGAACAAGCAGCGCCGAACAATACGCATCGTATGGTTGTTCCTTATGATGGTATTATAAAAAAGGTAATAGTGCATTCTAAAGTAGCTTTTGGTAGCTCAGCAGCTGTTAGATACCATAGAATAGACAATGGCAATACAACTGACTTTGCTAACGATGGTAGTACAGACGATGTTACAACAGATGTATCAAGAGACATGTCCACAGCTTACACCGCTGGTGTGTTTAACTTTACCACTGGTAATACGTTCTCAGCAGGAGACCAAATAGCATTAAGCTTTGTTAGAGGCAACACTGCGTTAGGCGATGTTGTAATAACTGTAGTATATGAATATGAATTATTTTAAAAACATAGGAAAAGATAAATATAAACACGCTTTAGCAGGCATTATATTTGCGTTGATATTTACCAAAATGGGTATGTCACAAACTAATGTCTTTTTATCAGTATTAGCTGTAGGCATAGCCAAAGAAGTGTATGATTATTTAGATTACGGATTATTTGATAAATGGGATGTGTTAGCTACAATATTTCCATTAATAGTATATTACATATTAAAATAAATTAAAATTATTATATTTGCATTATGCAGAATTTCTATAATATAACAGATACTACAGCAACTACAATACTGCAAGAGTACAACGATAGCGGAAGACAAACTCCAGCAAAAGCTAATTACGAGATAATAATTTGTAACACTACTGATGGTGATACTACACTAAACTTATATTTAGATGATAGCGACTCTACAGTATCTAATGTTTATATTGTAAAGAATCACATTATGAGCTCTGGAGAAACAATAATCCTAAATAAAAGGGGAGTTCAGTTTCAAAGTAAATCTCTAGTTGTTGAGTTAACAGATGGTAGTGTTGATGTATCTATATTCTCATCACTATCTATAGACACTAATAGTTCAGCTATTTAGACTGTTCTTCCATATCTAAAAACCAAACAACTAAGTTTTTAGCTTCCTTACGCTTTCTTTTATATATCCTTCTTTCTTCTTTACAGCCTTCACATCGACAACCATTTCTATAAGCTGTTACAGAGGGACAAGGCTTAGCTTTTTTTCTCCTGGCTTTAGAATAGTTACATGATGCGTGAGAGAAAGCTATGTTGTCTAATCTATAGTATAAATCTACTGGGTCTTCTGAGTCTAACCAAGGAATTTTATGCTCTATAGTGAACTCATCTATATTATCTATACTAGCTCCACACTGATAACACCAGCATATATCTAGTCTTTTGGCAAAATCATATAATATTGATTTACGAAGTCTATTGGCTGCTGTACCAGGATGTATACCTAACTGGTCTTTTTTCTTTCTCTCGGATTTTTTCATGGGTCTAAGTTAGTAAAAAAAAATTACACTACCTAAACTCAAATTTATTGGTTCTAGGATTGTATACTCTTTTCTTTTTCTTAGGCTCTTCTTTTTGCTTTAGACTTACCATCTACAGCTAATTTAGATTTAGATGATTTTTTTAATGTAGCTCTAGGTTTTGAGTCTAAATCAAGTTTCATTGACTTAACTTCCTTTACTTTTCTATCTAATCTAGATGGAGTATTAGAAACAGGCTGTTTTTTTTGTTTATCCCCTGAAACTTCTTCTTCGCCTATATCATCAAGTTTCACTTCATCTAACTCTTTAGATATACGTTTTCTTTCCTCTTCTTCACTAGTTACTAGTTTTGCTTTTTTAAGTTTTGGAGATGCTGTTGGTTTTAGAACAGGTTTTTTGGGTTCAATTTTTTCAACATTTTTTCTTTCTTCTTCAACCTTATCTTCTTCTTCAGAATAAGCTTTAGTAATCATTTGTGTATTGCTTACTTTTTCACCTGACTTTCTTTTAGCAAAGTAATCAGCAAGTTTTTCCATAGCGTTTTTTTCTTTTTCTTTTCCTTCACCACCACCAGCTTTAGTATCACCAGCTCCTACTCCCTCTAATTTAGATTGAGCCTCTCTACCTTCTTTTATAGCTTCACCAGCCTTAGTTCCTAAAAAACCAATGGGATTAACTATAGCTGAAACTATATTTCCTTTTCTTCTTTTTTTAGCTAGAGCCTTTTTTTCATCTTCAGTTAAAACTTTAGGTTTAACTTTACCGCTTTCATTATATTTTTTAAACTTTGCCATTATATTTTACTTATGAACCGCAATTTTCGCAGTCAGGGTTATCTATGTTACAGGTTGGTTGCTCTTCCTCTTCTAAGTCTTCTATCCAAGCATCAAAACCTATTTGATTTTTATCTTCACATTTGCATTCTTCATGAGGGCAAATAAATGAGCCCTTGCAACACTTGCAACTATCTTTACCGCAAGCACTATTTTTTATTTGTTCGTCATTCATATTTCTAGTATAGTCGTAATAATATTTAGATTTACTCTTCATCAGGATATGTTATATTCCCAGTATTAATATCAATATCCATTTTACCGTATTCTTCCTCAAGCTTAGCACTAACATCGCTCATCATTTTATTGACTGAACTTAGTTCGTTAAGTAACATATACTTTCTAGCTTCTAAGTTACCTACCTCTAATTTAATTTGATTTGTAGTTGAAACAATTTTTTGAATCTCCTTCAACTGTTCTTCTGTAATTTTTTCTGATTTACTCATAATTTAGTTTAATTAAAATTTATATAATTGATAATCTAGGCCCATAAAGCTATGAACCCCATTGCTTTCTATATTAACTGAATAAGACTTCCAGCCTCTAGGGTGGTCATATTCTAGTACCTCTGCTTCTGCATCTTTAGGCTCTAGGTTTTTCCATAAGACATCTAAGTGATACTTGTCAGAAAGTATAGGTGCTTTTGTTTGTTCGCCATCTTCGTTGTATTCACCTTGCTCTAAGACGATATAACCAAGTTTAACGATACAATGACTGTGTGTTGGGTATGTGTTACCATCTTCATCAGTAGATACCCCTAAAGCGTTTATTTTGCTTTCTGCTTGTTCTAAGCTATCAAACTCGTATTTACCTATCTTATTCATTTGTAAAGATTTTTAAATTCTTTTATCATTTATGCTTTCTTATGTAAAGAAAATTACCCTTATTGATACTATAGGTGTATTTGTTACCCTTTTAGTCATAACTATTAGCTTGTTAAATTTTCTAATTCTGTATCACTCAAAGCCTCATTAAATACTGCTAGTGCTTTGCATTTTCCGTAGAAGTCGTTACCACTACCATCTCCTTCGTTAAATTGCAGCTTATTTAAAGCATTTGCACTAAATGTAGTTCCACTACTCTGTGTTGATACTTCTGTTCCATCAATATATAAAGCAAAATCATTGGCTTTCCATTTAAAAGCTACTTTATGAAAGTCAGTTATAGTTTCTGATGGACTAAAACTATGAGATGTAGAACCTTGTACTCCTGATGTATTTTCTATAAATGCTGATATTTTATTTGCTATGTTGTAGTATCTTATAATAACATAATTTGAATTTGTACCGTCACTTAAAGTTATATATCTATAAGATTGGTCATCAGCCAAAGCAGCTATCTCTGCATATAACACACCTTCTGTACTATTTATTAATGTACTATTACCACTACCATTTAGTGTTTCTGTTGCTCTTGTAACTGTACTACCGTGTGTTGGTATGTATGATGTAGCGTAGGATAAGTTTTCTGCTTGTGCGCCCCATATAATTATCTCAGTTAAAGCGTTCGGCTGTTGAAATCTAAAATCTGTTGCATAAAAATTTGACTCTCCTGTTGAAGTTGTCGTTCCATTAACTTCAAATCTTTGCCATTCTTCTGTTATTGTAAAGTTGTTATTACTATTATCACCATAACTACATAGATTTATTGTTCCTGTTCCACTAACAGTTCTTGCCCAAATAGTTCTTGTGCTTGTGCTTGATAAGTTTGGCACTCCTGCAAAATAAACAGTAGATGAACCAACAGTACCTGTAACCTTATAAGCATTTGTACTTCCATCAGGCGCAGCATAACCACTTTCTAAAGTAGCGTTACTACTCGCCCACTCATCAAAATCCTCACTATAAGTGATAAGATTAGTAGAAGTAGGCTCTAACAACCAATGCCCATTATCTCCATTACTATCATAGTTTATTCTAGCTAAATCTACATCTGTACTAAATGTAATGTCTTTTACTGATACGTTGTCTATTGAGCCGTTAAATGAATAACTCCTAAAACCAAAAGCAGATAGACCATCTGTTTTAGTTATGTATTCTACATAAGTTCCACTAGAAGTTCTAGCTATGCCTGATGGCTGTTGTAATGCTGCACCTGTGCCTATTCTTAATGTTCCACTTGTATAATCTGTAATAGTATAAGTTACTTTTAAAGTGTCGCCTAAATTTAAAGAAGATAAACTCTGATAAGCTAAACTATCATTAGTGCCATCACAACTTAATTTATTATCAGCTATACTCCAACCACCTGTTAAACTCCACCTATCGTTAGTGTCTACTTGTTGTACTGATATGTTGTCTATTGAGCCTTGAAAACCTGTGCCAAAAGTACCTCTAAATCTTATTTGACCATCTGTTCCATCGTAAGTAAAATATACTTCTTTAGTTCCTATTGTAGTAGAAGTTTGTATATAACCATTTATTGAAGTCCAAACAGAAATACTACCATTGTCAACACTTAGTATATCAAAAACAACTTTATAAGTTTTTCCGTTAGTTAATACTCCTTCTTGGACAAGACTTTCATTATCAACTATATTAAAATTAGCTCTATCTGTTATAGTTATACCACTCCCTATCGTACTCCAACTTGTGCTTCCACTACTAAAATCTCCATTAGTAACTAAATCATCACCCAACTCCTCAAAATCACCATTAAGTACTAATTCAGGGTCAGTAATACTTTGCATATCTTGTACTAAACCATCAGAGTTTATTCTTGTAGCACTACTTGCTCTATCGAAGTCAAAGTCTGATGATACATCTACTACTGATAAGTTGTCTATTTGAAATTCACCAACAGCATCATTACAAAATATTCTTATAGAACCATTATCTGCATTTGCAGTATAATAAACTTCATAATCTACAAATGAACTTGTAATGTTATCAGTAAATATTACATAACCATTTTGTGTTAATCTTAAATTTACGCCGCCACTTATATTTTTAGCTTTGAAAGTAACTTTATAGGTTTTGCCATTTACAAAAGAAATATTTTGACTTATATTTTCAGTATGCCAATTACCATTTTCTGTATTATTAGAATTTAAAGCACCATCTACAATAGTTGCGTAATCACCACCATTTACACTCCAATTATCTAAATTTGGAAAATCTCCATCAGTAACTTCTTCATCACCTGTATAAGTCTTTACAGAGTGTACCCTTGCATCACTTGTTGCAGTAGGAGTAAGTAGTATAGATGCTTTGTCTAATATACCTGAACTGCTAATTCTAGAAACCTCAGACCTCGACTTACCATCATTTTCATAATAAGTAGAACGAGCTTTTAAGGCTCCAAATAATGAATCAAACTGAGTATACGCTTTTTTAGCTATACCTATAAATACTCCTAATCCCAGCATTATGTATTACTTTTTCTTTTTAAGACGCATTCCGTAACCAGCCTTCTTGACCTTTCCGCCATCTTCAAACTTACCAGTCTTCTTTGACTTTTTAGCCATTTTCTCTCTGTAAGCTTTTCTTGCTTCTTCGTCAGTCATGACTTTCTTTTCAGTTTTTCCGACCTTTTCGTACTTCTTTTTAACTTTCATAATATAAATTATTTAAAGACTCAAAGATAATAAAAATATATCTTATGATTACTTCTTGGTTGATTTTTTATTAGCTCCATTACGAGCCCTGTTTTTTGACTTGTCCTCAGGGACTATAGTGCCGTCCTTAGCGTGAGACATATCCTTACCGCCCTTGCCGTAAACGCCTGAGTCTCGCCTAGCCTTAACCAAGGCTCCACGATAAGCTCTCCTTTCTGGAGTACTGTGATACTTAGTGTCGTATTCCAGCTTCTTCTTCTTAGCTTCAGGATTTTCGTTGTAATACTTCTGAGTCTTCTTTAGTCTAGCCATGAGGCAAATATATAAAAAAATGGTGAGATACGTTGGGGTTGGGGATAATATAGATATACACGCATACACAATGGAACACCCAATCCATTATCCGAAATGGGGTGGGCCACTAGATAAGCTACTCTAGTAATCCAACCATCGTTTTTACCTAGCTCACTAGATAGCCACTAGGTTGTAGCCTAGATACTTAGACCTAGTACCACTAGAGAAAGGACTACCGAACCTAACCTAGCCCACTAGATAGGATAAAGGTAGGGTATAGGGTATTTTACTAGAGAAGAACGTCAGATTTTACTGGTATACCTTTGCAAACCGAACACTAGAGTAGCCACTAGAGTAGAATACCTCGGTTGCTGAACACTTTCGTTTTCTCTCTAGTATTACTAGATATGGGAGAACCCCTCACCCCTTTACCCCTTATTTCACCCCTCAAACCTTAACCTAGTTTTCCTAGATAGGGAAAGTCTTCAAACCTCTTACAGCGAAGAACAAGAAATTTTACTAGAGAAGAAGTGAAAGTTTTTTACTTTTTGTTAGGACTATGTAAATTTTTTTCTGTATGTTTGTACCAACAAATCGAACGAGGTTTGGGTGTAATTTTGAAATTTTGACTGCCTCTCTCTAGAGAGCTATCTAGTCCACTAGATAAGCCACTAGAGAACGCAACCTAGACCACTAGGGAACAACGATAGCTAATCTATCTAGTACAAGTACAGACTCACTAGAGTAAAACATGGAACGCTACTAGAGAAACACTAGAGACAAATTATCGCCCCTATCTAGTAAACCGAATTTTGAGTAGGTTGAAAGTTAGAAAGTTACTAGGTTACAAGGCAAGAAAGTGTGAAAATAATTTGCACACCTCAAAAATTTGACGTACATTTGTACCATCAAATCAAGTGAACTGCTTTACTGATTACAAGTTCACCTCTGGCACGACACAAATCAGCTAGCTACCGATAGGTAGGCTCACGAGATAATTTTTATCGGGAGATGACTAGGCTTGGCAATCGAGAGATTCAATGGGAGAATTACACCCACTAATCGAGACCTTACATCAACGAGTATTGGATTCACTAGAGTAGTCATTGTAGGCGGTACTAGGGTTGGAAACCTAGGCTAAATTCTGACAAGAGCAAAAATCCCTGTAATTTTTTATCGTTTTAAGGGGTGAGTGTAAACGATACCAACCTATCAAGGGTGGGGTACATTTGAGATGTACCATAATATGAAGGCTCATATTAACACATGATTGAGCATAAATAAGACTATGTGTACTATGTCGGTGGTAGCAAGAAATTGTGCGACTAACTACCAGAAACGGACTATTGTTCAGACAACAACAAGGGTACGTTGGGGGCATTCGTTTGCCCCTAGTCCACTAACTTAAATTGAATTGTATTATGAATTACGATAGACTTGATGAAT